ATTAAAAATTGCAAATGAAAAACTTAATAATTTGTCCAAACTGCGAGGCAAAAGGCAAAAAAAATGTTCTTGGTGAGATACTCCCCGATGGGAGTTTCTTGATAGAGAGATTTCACCAGGGGTATACTAGGATATTTGGAAACAGTTTTGCAGTTATTTGTGGACATTGTAACGAAACTATTTTCGTAAGAAAGGAGGCCGATGAGGATATTCATTACGGGTTCTACCGGATTCATAGGACAGAATCTGGCAAGGGTGCTATTGAATCACGATCTGTATTTATACAAAAGAGGTGAGGACATAGAGGAGGCTGTCAGTTTATTCAAGCCGGAGATTATCTATCATTTAGCAGCCGAGACATCCAACGAGCAGAAAATGTATGAGAGCAATGTCGTCTTAACACAAAGGTTGGTTGATGCTTGCCGACCACTTGATTACATGGCTTTTATTTGCATGGGATCATCAAGTGAATATGGGATCAAAGACGGCCCAATGAAGGAGTCTGACAAGTGCGACCCGACAACTTTGTATGCAAAGACTAAACTGTTGGCAACACAGTATTGTCAGTTTGAGGCGCAGACTGCTAATAAAAACATTATGGTTATAAGGCCTTTCTCGCCTTATGGGGACGGGGAATCTTCCAGAAGACTGATCCCCCGTCTGATAGATTCGTGTCTTTATCACAGACACGTTGATTTATACGAGGGGAACCACGACTTCATTCATGTCTCCGACCTAGTGATAGCGCTCCTTTCGTTTGCTTACAAGATACTACCTGGCGAGGTAATAAATATCGGAACGGGCATACAGACATCAAACCTTGAGGTCTTAGAGATGGTGGAAAAACTTACGGGGGAAAGGGCCAACGTAACAATGCACAACGAAATGCTTAAACCGACTGACAGCAAGATATGGGTAGCCGACATTGAGAAGGCGTTGACCTTCGGTTGGAAGCCGGCAGTTACTTTAGAGGAAGGCTTGAGGAGGGCCGTCAATGAAGTTAGAGGAACGAGCGAGACGCATTAGGACACGAATAATAGAGGAGTCTTACAAGAACCAGACAGGCCACGTTGGGTCGTGTCTTTCGTGTGTTGAAATTCTGACCGCCTTATTTTTTAACACTATGAAGAAAGGGGATCACTTTATCCTTTCTCCTGGACACAAAGCCCTCGCATTATATGCGACACTGGTAGAAAAGGGAGTACTTAAAGAAATTGATACTAAGAAGCTGGGTGGACACCCGATTAAAAATCCAGAAATAGGGATAGACTTTAGCACCGGGAGCCTTGGTCACGGGTTGTCATTGGGAATAGGAATGGCGATTGCTGATTCCAAGCACAATGTTTATGTGCTTTTGAGTGATGGGGATTTAGACGAGGGTTCAACTTGGGAGGCGCTTCAATTTATTGGGGCAATGAAAGTTAAAAATATAATTGCCTATGTGGATTGTAATGGTTACTCGGCGTATCGGGCCTTGCCCCCAATCATAAGTAATATGCCATATTTGATTCCCTTTGAAACCATTAAAGGAAAGGGGTTGCCCCGATTTGAGAATAAACTAGGGAGTCATTATTGGCGTGTAACAAAGGAGGATTATGAAGACTATCTTCGCAGAAACACTGCATGAGTTGATGAAACAAGACAAAAGAATATGGTTGCTTACAGGCGATCTGGGTTTTGGCGCATTAGATAAGATAAGAGACGACTTTCCAGACAGGTTCTTAAACTGCGGGGTGGCAGAGCAGAACATGATCGGCGTGGCTTGCGGTATGGCACAGGGAGGATTGATCCCGTTTGTCTATTCGATCACGCCATTCATTCTTTACAGGGGTTTTGAGTTTGTTAGGAATGACGTTAACTATGATAAGGCGAACGTAAAACTTATCTGTGCCGGTAGAGACTACGACTATGGGGATTTGGGTTTCAGCCACACCTGTGTAGAGGACGTAGATGTAATGATGATGTTTCCCAATATTATGTCATACTGGCCCGAAACAGAAAAAGAAGTGATTGATTTAACAAGAAGGGCGGCAAGGGAAAAACATCCTTTTTATATAAATCTTAGTCGTTTTAAGTGTAAATGACATATGTAATTTTGTTTCAGTACGGGAAGAAAAAAGAGAAAAGGGCTTTTGATTTGGTTTTTCTTTTAAGCGAGCTTTATCAGATGTCTAAAGCAAGAGTAAAAAGGAATCTAAAAGAAGGGGCTTTTGATGTTATGATTACGGAAATAAGGAAAAAATGACAGAAAAGCTTTTATATACCAGAGCGATATTTGGCGACCCAGAGAAAGAGGCGGTCAATAGAGTATTAAAAAACGAGTGGCTGTCTGGTGGGATAGAGACGACTCGGTTTCAGGAGGAGTTGGCCGAGTGGTGGGGCGTAAAGTATGCGTTGGCTGTTAACTCTGGGTCTAGTGCAGACTTTATCGCATTACAGGCCCTTGATTTGCCGAAGGGGAGCGAGGTCATTACCCCAGCAGGAGGGGCGTTTCCCACTACTGTATCGCCTATGGTTTATCACGGACTTAGGACGGTGTTTGTAGACGTTGATCCACAGACTTTGTGTATTGATCTTGATGAGGTAGAAAAGGCTATTACCAAAGATACAAAGGCGATAATGTTCGCACACACATTGGGCTTCATGCCGAATATGAAAAGACTTATGGGACTCGTAACAGAACATGATCTTAAATTGATAGAAGATACTTGTGATGCAATGGGGAGTACCCAAGGAGGCCGGAAGGCAGGGACATTCGGCGACATCGCAACCTGCTCGTTTTATCCAGCCCACCACATCACCACTGGAGGAGAAGGCGGGGCAATATTAACCGATAGTCTACAACTGTTTCGTAAATGTTTATCGATCAGAGATTGGGGTCGGGACTGCTTCTGCCAGGCGGGACACCCTCAACCGGCGTGCAGAACTCGTTGGGGAAACCCGCCTTTTGACCATCGCTATTATTATACGAACCTGGGTATGAACCTAAAGATGACCGAGATGCAGGCTGCCTTCGGAAGGGAACAGCTTAAGAGAGTTGACGGGTTTATCGAGACACGAAAGAGGAACTATGCCATTCTTGCCAAAGAACCGGGAAGGACAGTCAACCCAGAAATCTCACCATTCGCCTTCCCTTTAATGCACCCGGAAAAGGAACGGATAATGGCTGAGTTAGAGGAGAGGGGAATACAGACACGGACACTATTCGGCGGGAATATACTTAAGCACCCAGCCTATAGGGATATAGACAAGCGGGTGGTGGGTGGTTTGCCCATAAGCGAAAAGTTATTAAAAGAGGCGTTTTTTGTCGGCATTGGTCCACACTTGACCGAGGATAATATGGCCTACATCGCCGATCAAATTAAGGAGGTATATGAAAGAAAAACTGGATAACGCCCTGTTACAAGGAAAGGCTTTAATGGACGATTTGGGAATGGAGTTTTTTTTGGTTGGGGGAACACTTTTGGGGATTGTTAGGGAAAATAGCCTTTTAGAGCATGACCACGATATTGATGTGGCAGTCGTTGAAGATGAATGGACAGAGGAAAAACTAAAGAAGGCTAGAGGATATAAACAATTTGCTGGAGAGTCCAAGCCGGGAATAAGCAAGTATGGGCATATTACTTTTAGTTTCGACCAGGTTCCCTTTGATTTGTTTACTTATATTAGGATTGGGGATCGGGTTTATAATAACCCGCTTGGAAAACACGGAATTTGGTTCCCCCCAGAAACTATAGGAAAGCCCTTTTCTGAGGTTAATTATCGGGGAATGGTTTGGAAAGCACCGAGATTAAAAGAGCAGTTTTTAGATCACATGTTTGGAGGTTGGCACACTGTAGATAAAGAATTCAAGTGGGAGACTCATTCTCTAAATTATATTAGGGAGATTGACGCAAGGGGTTATGAAAAATGATTAAAGAAGAATACCTTATTTATAGACACACTGTTTCTAATAGAAAATACCAGGTGCCAATTGATTACTCGGCGAAACAAAAGTTGGAGACATTGCCGGAAGAAGTAGAAATAATACTTTCTCATAGTGTTAAAAATCTAGGAGGAGAGGTTGCTTGTTGTGTTAGTGGAGGATTAGACAGTTCTTTGTTGGCGGCAATGGCCAAACCCAAAAAAGTTTACAGCTGTGTCTTTGATGATGAAAAATATGATGAAAGAAAATGGGCCAAGTTAGTCGCCTCTTATATTAAAGCCGACTTTATTCCTGTTCTGGTTACCAAGGAAAGATACCTTTCAACGCTGGAATATTTGATATTAAATAAAGGCGATGGGTTGCACCCAAACGAGCCTTGCCTTTATCTTTTAGCGAGGCAGGCAAAGAAAGACGGATTTAATATTGTTCTCTCAGGGGAGGGGGCAGACGATATTTTTAGGGGATACACCGATTTACTAGAAAACGAAGATAAGTATTTGAAAGACAAAGACACGTTTTTGAGCCGTTATGCTTATGCTCGGCCCAAGAATTATGGGCTAGAGGAGAACATTCCTTTTAGGGAATACCAGCAATGGGGAATGGAACAATTTATTTTAAGGGTTCATACGCCAGGTTTAATTGAAAGGGCAATGAGTGCAGGTAAGTCAGCAGGGGTCGAGTTTGTCTTCCCCTATCTTCTTGGCGGATTACCCCAGTTGGCTTGGGAAACAAAGAAGGAAATTAAGCACGGAAAGAAGATTCTAAAAGAAACCGCCAAGGGATATTTACCAGACGAGATTATTAACCGAAAGAAAGTTGGTTTTCCTATTCCAATGGAAGAATGGTTTGGTGGGATAGACAAGTTTATGGAGCTAAATATACAAATATGCGGATAAAAGACTACTGGGAGAAAAACCCCCCACAGGTTTGGTATTCGGACAAAGAGCCGTTAAGCAATGAGTGGTTCAACGAGATTGAATACAAACGATACAAACTATATTATCCTTACCTGCCGGAAGTGGCCGAGTTTGAAAATCATCCTGGGGAGACTGTTTTAGAGGTCGGGGTAGGAGTTGGGACAGACTTGCTTCAGTATGCCAAGAATGGGAGCAGAGTATTTGGTATTGATTTGACCGAAAGAGCAGTCGAGTTGACAAAGAAAAACCTGTCAAGACATAACACTCCATTGAATATTTCGATTGACAGTGTTACTAAACTTCCATTCAACAACAGCGTTTTTGACCTGGTGTTTTGTTTTGGTGTTTTACACCACGTTTTAGACACAGAGAAGGCAATCAACGAGATTTATCGTGTCTTAAAGCCAAACGGGAAAGCAATCGTTATGTTATATGCGCCTGGTTGGAAACACTTTGTAAAAAGAATTTTCATTCAAGGGATGCTAAGAGGAGATTTGTTTAGATTAGGTTATCGGGGGTTAATAAACAAACACACCGAGGTCAATGGTAATTCTCCCCTAACCAAGGTCTATTTTCGACCACGCAAATTATTCAAGAAATTCGGGGAAGCAGAGGTAACACGGCACAGACTGGGGGAATACTTTGATTATGCACCATACAATAGCTGGAAATTTCCCCGATGGTTTGTGAACTTGCTTTACTTATTCAACTTAGAGGCGATAGTGGGGGAGAACTGGATAATCAAAGCGACTAAGGGTAAAAAACAAAAGTTATCATTTTGGAAAACACTACTTAAGCCATGATCGTAGGTTATACTACAGGGGTGTTTGACATGTTTCATGTCGGACATTTAAATATATTAAGAAATGCCAAGTCAATGTGTGATCGGTTGATTGTGGGTGTTTCAACTGACGAGTTGGTTAAGAAAAAAGGAAAACATTGTATTATCCCATTTGCCCAACGGATAGAGATTGTGAGGGGAATAAAGTTTGTGGATGTTGCCATTCCCCAGACGACTATCGATAAGGTTGAGGAGTGGAAGAAATTAAAATTTGACATAGCTTTTGTTGGTGATGACTGGTACGGGAGTGACAGATGGGGTGGTTTTGAAAAGAGTTTTAAGGTTGTTTATTTTCCGTATACACCAGGAGTTAATTCAACAAAACTAAGGAGGAAAACAAAATGTTAAGCCACCAGATAATTTACTTTACTAATGGGTTTAAGAAAACGGTAATGAACATTACGGGCGTTAAAGACGGTGAGTTCTGCCACCTAAACCTATCAGACGGCAGGACAATACTAATAAACAGGGACAAGGTAAACATGATAGAGATAATACCAGACGACATGGCTGAGGCAACATGGGGAACGCTCAAAAATAAGTATCACGCTAATTATCAGAAGTGGGGGAAAGATGATAGAACTGACAAGTGATAAAGTAGTTGTTAGAGGCCCGAACAGTGATGGCGGTTATAGTTTAACTTTTTACGTAGGTGAATATATGCAGGATCAAGTAAGCGAGGTAATGAAGATTCCACAAATGACGGCGATCAAACTTTTAATTGACAACAACACTAAAAAGTAGTATTATTTAATTACCAGACAAATTGGCTGGCATAACGTGTGAGACCAGAAGGCACGGCTTAAAAGGCCGTGTTTTTTATTGGACGTTGATTAATCAAAGTAAATCAAATGCAAGGCGGAGCAAGACCAAACGCAGGTAGAAAGTCATTGTCCGAGGAGCAGAGAGCTTTTGAGGAAATTTATCAGTTTCTCCCAGAGGCAGTAGAGTTTCTTCGGGAATGTTTTAGTGGACACAATGTTTCACTTAAAAAGTGGGCAACCGAGGTTACCTTAAAACGAACAATCCCTGAAAGAAAGGCTGTTGAGGTTTCAGGAGAAGGAGGAGGAGCGATAAATGTCAACATCATCAACGATTACATATCCAAACCAGTCGTTAATGCCCCACCAGCTGGAGGTATTGAAGGACAAAACGAGATTCAAGACCCTAGTATGGCACAGGAGAGCAAGAAAGACATCAACAGCACTGGAGAAGGTTGCGCTAGAAGCGTTTAACCCGCACCTTAAAAATAAAGTTTACTGGATAGTATTCCCGACATACGCTGAGGCAAAGGACGCAGTCTGGAAAGATCCCAATATGTTATTTAGGGTCATACCCAAAGAATTAGTAGCCAGACAGAATGAGGTTGAGTTAACACTTTATCTTCATTCGGGGTCAATTATTTGTCTTAAGGGAGCAGACCACCCGGATACACTAAGAGGAGCCGGACCATACGGAGTGATACTAGACGAGTTTGCAACCATGAAATATGAGGCATGGGGAGTAATTGAGCCTGTATTGAGAGCAAATGGCGGTTGGGCTTGGTTCATAGGAACACCAAAGGGTAAGAACCATCTCTATGATATGTACAACAAGGGTCAGGGAGTAAACCCGGAGTGGAGATCATGGTTGTTAAGGGCAAGTACGTCAGGGATCATTGCAAAAGAACAATTAGAGGAAGCCAAGATTTCAATGCGCCAGGATTTGTTTAATCAAGAGTGGGAGTGTGAATTCTTAGAGGGTGAAGCGTCAGTATTCAGGGGAGTGGCAGAGGTTATGGACTCAAGGCCACAGAAGCCCATACAAGGGCATTTATACGTCATCGGGGTAGATTTGGCCAAAGTAAGGGACTACACGGTTTTAGCGGTATATGATAGAACCACAAACTGTCAGGTCTATCAGGACAGGTTTAACACAATCGAGTGGCCATACCAAAAGGAAAAGATTAAGGAAATAGCCAGACACTACAATAACGCCTTGGTCATGCTAGACGCTACGGGGTTAGGCGACCCAATAGCTGATGATTTAATAAGGGCAGGGATAGCCGTTGAGCCAGTAAAAATAACCGAGCAGACAAAGAAAGATTTAATAGAGAAACTGAGTATCTGGATTGAGCAAAGGAAAATTAAAATTCTTCCCGTAGAGGAAACAAGATTTGAACTGGAGAATTTTAGTTATGAGATAGGGCCGACAGGAAGGATAAGATATGGCGCACAAGAGGGTTACAATGACGACATTGTGATTGCACACGCACTCGCAGTCTGGTCATTGCAACCGTTAGTAAAAGTTAAGTCTACCGAAGACTCAAGAATTAGAAAGGAGTTCTTACGGAGATTAGGAGGAATAAATGAAGCCGAAGCAAGATATGCCGAGCAAGAATGGGCCGAGTCCTGACGAGTTGGACGCAGCCCTCGCAATAGCCGAGGACTTATTGTTCAGGGCGCAGATACCATTCATTGTCTTAGGCGAGACACTATTAGGAGTATTAGAGGAAAGACTGACCGGGGACAAGATAGAGCTGGGTATTCACAAGAGGTATCTCACCGGCAGTACCAAGAGCATGTTAGAGATAATTTCAAAAATGTTTGACCACGAGTTTCAAGTAGGAGAGGATAAAATAATATTAAAATATAAGGACGTACCCATTGAGATTAAAATCATCGGTCGGAAATATGATTGCTTGGAGAACCCAGATACGAGGTTCTACAAAGTCACGGAATACTTAATTCCAAATCCGATTGATGATTATTTGAAAATAAGGGGGTTAATAAAGTGATACAAACTATAACAATAATAGTCTTACTAGCTTTCATTGCAATACAGGAATGGCAGAACAGGAAGGAGCGCAAGGGATTGATTGACGCTTACCTTGCCAAGAACTTAACTGAGTTGAAACAAGCAGAGAAGATTGAGAAAGAACCGGTGGGAGAAGGTTTAGCGGAAATGCCACCAGACTTTATCCCTTTTGAGGAGATTAGCGATGACCAATTTGACCTTGCAATTAAGAAAGAGATAGGGCAGGAAACCGTAGCAGACAAAGCGAAAGAAAAGTTATTGAAAAACATGAGGAGATAAAATGGCAGATCGCATAGAAAAGGACACCAGTTCCGTAGAAACAAAACAAATCGGCCAAGAGGTTGAGCAGATGATGAAGATGGCCGAGACGGTCAGAAAGAACTTTGCCCGGCACTGGTACGACAATAACTTCTTTGATGATGGTCAGCACTTTAGGTTTATCTCAAGAACTACGGGCAGGATTGTAGATTTATCAGAAAAAGCCTCTCTATATACTCCCAAGAGGGCTATTCCCAAAGCAGCACGCCAGATAAGGGGAATGGCCAACTTGATACTTTCACAAGACTTTATCCCGATTGTTAAACCGGAGAAGGTTAATCAATATTCTTACCCCGATCCAATGATGATGCAACAGGCTTATGAGGAGGCTAAGGTTAGGGCCAAGAAAGTGGGGTCGTGGTTGACTAACGAATGGGAAGAACAGGACATGGAGATCAAGCTGGCCATGATGGTAATTAATACCATGAAGCATGGTATTTCATTCATGCAAGTCTGGCCCGATGCGGTAGAGGAAAAGATCAGGACACAGGTTTATGATGCGTTTGATATTTATTTAGTTCCCAACTTTACCGAGATATACGACTCACCCTTTATCATTAAGGCCGTACCTAAGACAATTAAGGAGATTAAGGCTAACGAGAATTTTGACGAGGAACAGGTACGGAAGATTAGCCCAGACAACAAATATGCAAGTGACGAGATTAAACAAGCCTATTTAGCATCTAAGTATGGACTGGAGGGCCAGCTGTCAGAAACCGCAGCCACACTAATCTTAAAAGAGGGATTTATTAAAGAGTTCCTAGATGACAACAACTGGTCAAGGGCAGGTAAACAGGCTGACGAGACAGGGGCGATGGAGGGGAAGTCTAAGGGCGATCCCATCGTTAGACAGGTATTTGTGGCGGGAAGCATAACACTTAAGGATAGTTACACGAACTTACCGGATTATCCGTTTGTTGATTTAAGAATGGAGCCTGGGTCAATATACCAAGTCCCACAGATTGAAAGGTTTATCCCAGCCAACAAGTCCCTAGACACGATTGTTTCAAGGATAGAAAGGTTTATCCACACAATGGACACAGGGGTTTGGCTAAAGAGAAGGGGAGAGAACTTTAAAATTAGCAATGTAGCCGGAGGACTGATAGCAGAGTATGACGCCACTCCTCCTCAACAAATGCCTATTCAACAGCTGGGAGGGGACGTATATAACTTTGCGGAAATGTTGACAAGTTACATTGAGGAGCAGGGAGTCACCACCTCGGCACTGGGACAACTGCCCAAGGGGGTTAAGGCATGGGGGGCGATAGAGTCATTAAAGGCTTCTGAGTTCTCCAATTTATACATCAATATCAAGCAGGTTAAAAAAACAGTTCAGAGAATAAGCGAGAAGATGTTGGATATAGCCGACTCTCAATTTATCTCACCCCAGACTGTATATAATCTTGAGAATGACGAGCCTCAATATTTTGATGTCATGGGACAGAAGGGGATTGATATTAGGACACAGATTGGCGAACCGCCATCCCCAGACATCGTTCCCCTTAAAAAAGATTACAAGGTAGACATAGAGGTTGAATCAGGGCTTGGATACACCGATGAGGGGAAGAAAGGTAGGGCGATGGAGATTGCTACGTTCGCTATTCAGATGGCACAGCAAGGGTTGGTAACGCCAGACGCAGCCAAACTAATTGTCAATAGACTGTTAGAAATCTACAAGTTCGGTCCAACAGCAGAGATCATGGAAGCAATGGACAATGTGCCACCAGCCCAACAAATGATCCCATTTACCCAGGATCAAAATATGCAAATGAAGACAAACTTGTTAGAGGTTATTGCTGACTTACAAAAAGGAGGTCAAAATGCCGGAGGCAATGGAGCGCCAATTGAAGGCGGAGGCGAACCGCAAGGGATTGTCTGAGGAGCGCAAGGGAGCCTATGTTTATGGGACAATGCGCAAAACAGGCTGGAAGCCTGACAGGGAAAAAAGATATTCGCACAATGCAGTTAAAAGAGCTTTAGAAGGGAGATAAAATGGCCTGGTACAATGCAAGCTGGGGTTATCGTCAAAAAGTTACTGTTGACAAAACTAAAATAGGGGGAGCTGACCAAACAAACTTTCCTGTTTACGTTGATCTTGCCAACATGCAGTCTGGTTTTGTTGGCCATGTAGAAGCAGACGGGAAGGATTTAAGAGTTACTACGGTAGACGGGACAACAGAGTGTCCACTTGAGGTTGTTAGTGTCTCAAACGGAGGCTCGGCGGGAGAACTTCATTTCAAGGCCCCTTCTTTGGGAACCGCAGCCAATACCGACTTTTATGTTTATTATGGAAACGCTGGTGCTTCTGCTTATGCGGCAGGGGATACCTATGGCCGGAATAATGTTTGGTCTGTTTTTGACAGTGTTTATCACCTTAATGAAGCGGCGGGAACAATTTTTACTGATTCGGCCGGTTTGGCAGACGCCCTCATGCAAGGAGATTTGCCTGATACCGCAAGGGGGGGCAAGGTGGGAAATGGTCAAGATTTTGACGGAACTGGAGATTTCGGAACAACCACCTCTTATTTAAATTTTGGTTCAAGTGATTTTACTATTTCGGGCTGGGTTTATCCAGACGCAACAGACAATATTGATATTGTTTCTCGTTGGACTCCCAACTGGGATTTTCGGATAGGATATTCTGGGTATGGAGAAAATGGGAAACTTTGCCTTTTCTATAAAGTGGCGACAGCAGAACAAAGAAAGGCTGGGGGGACAATAGTAGCATCGGCCTGGCAATATATTAGCTGTCTTGTTAGAAGTAATAATTTTTACTATTTTAACAGTGGAACAAGCTACGACTTGGGGGCATGGAATACTACGATAGATTCGGGTACTGCTGTTGGTGTTCAGCTTGGGTCGTTTGGAGGGAATATTCCCTGGAACGGAATGATGGATGAAATAAGAATTAAAGCGGGAACAGGAATGACTGAGGCTTGGTTAAACGCAGAGTATAACAATCAGAACTCCCCCGCCACTTTTTATGCTGTTTCAGCAGAGGAGACCCCGCCCGCCGCTGGATATAAACAAAAAGTAACCTTAATGAAAGTGGGGGGGTAACAACGGGCAGTATAATTGACAGTTTATTAAAAATTTGGTATTATAGTATTAAGCGGATAAATTGGCCGCCACATTCAGCGAAAATTAGAAGGCTGGACACTATTAATTTAGTGGCCAGTCTTTTTTTATTATTACTTACTGCTGTTTAACAGACAGAAGGAGGCAAAATGGGAGACACTCTCAAAGAACCAGACACAGAGATTCACGAGGAATCTCAGGTACAAGAACCCGAAAAAGTTAAGGTCGGGGAAAAGGAATACACACAGGAGGAGCTTAACAAGGTTGTCGAGCTGGGAGAGATAGGACGGGAGGTAGAGTCCAAATATAACACCAAGCTCGATAAGGTATGGCCTGAGTATACCAAAGCAACCCAAGAGTTAAAGACCTTAAGGGAAGAAAAGGCAAGAATAGAGGCCGAAAGAGTAAACCAGAAACAACAGTCGGGAGAACAACTAACCGATGAGGAGGTTGCTCAACAAGCAAGAGAGCAAGCAAGGAGGATTGGGCTTGCACTAAATGAAGATGTTGAGGCGAAGGTTACTCAAAAGGTCATGGAGGTCTTAGAGGCAAGAGATTTATTAAATACCTGTAAAGAATATGAAGGAGAATACAGTGGAAAAGATGGACGACCTAGTTTCAAGACTAAGGAAATCCTTGAGTACATGGACGAAACGGGGATTAAAAACCCTGAGAAAGCATACAAAGACAAGTATGAAAAAGAACTCGACTCATGGAAAGAGGAGCAAATCAAGAAATCTAAACCAAGTGGTCTATATACGGAGAGGGCAGCGCAAGCTGGAAGCAGAGAGCCATCAGAAATAAAACCGACTAAGGATAATTTAGACCAACTGATTAAAGATGCCCTTGAGGGCAACATTTAAGACAGTAACATTAAGTTATTGTGGAAAGGAGGTGAAAATATAAAATGGCTATAATTTTAAGCGATGTAAGCAATGCTTTACAAAAAGTAATCATGCCTTTCATTCAGGATAACTTCCCGAAGCAAACCATTCTTCTTGACAAGGTTAAGAGGAATAAGGGAGTTACTTTTATGAACGATAACTTCTATGCACCATTGAGAACCGGCAGACATGGCGGAATTGTCGCTCTTGCTGACGATGACAACAAATTGGTGACAGGAAAATCCTCGATTGGGCAGGCAAGCGTTCCTGTTAGAATTTTGACGGGTACGTTTGATATTTCTAAATTGGCTATTGATGCGACCAAGACAGCGAAAGGTGCAGTGGAAAACCAACTGACCTTCCAGGCGAGTTCTTTGGCGTCAGACTTTGCCAGAAGCGTTAACAGACAGTATTATGGTGATGGTTCGGGAATTGTTGCCCAGGTTTCATCCTCGGCAGCTTCAACCTCGGTTGTAGCAATGATCCCCAACACCTCAGTAGATGACGGTCATGCCTTAGATAGATATGGAACCGTGAACGGGGACCTTTCTCCCACCAAATACCTAGCGGCAGGAATGTTCGTTGGCGTTGGAACAGCTGGTGCAGCTAAAGGCACCATCTCCTCGATCGGAAGTGGTGGAACGGTGAATTTCACTGGAGCAGTGGCATCAGTTGCTAACGATGCAATCGGACTGGTTGACGGATCTCTTGGGGGCTTTGGAACATCAGAGATATACGGTCTGGGACAGGCTTTGTCCTCATCCACAGGTACTTCCACGTATGCAGGAGTTGCAAGAAGCACCACGGGTTGGACACCACAATTTGGATCAACATCTGAAGCACTTACCCTTTCAGCAATTGAGGATAAATACCTCGCCGCTAAAGAGTATTCACAGATGGGAGACCAATTTGCGATCTTCGTTAATAAATCCCTCTACAAAAAATATGCGGATCTTTTGACCGCCATGAGAAGGACTGTTAGCGAGACCGACCTATTGGGTGGTTGGACAGGGTTAGAATTTGCGGCAGGTGCAGGCAAGGTTGGAGTGTTCCTTGACTACGATGTTCCAGATGGAGAAGTCTTTATTGTTAATTTGGATTCCTTGACAATTTGTCAGGTCTCCGATTTAGATTGGATGGAGTCTCCGAACTCTGGTGCATTGGTACGGACAACGGACTATATAACCTATCAAGCAACGATGGTTTGGTTCACAAACCTTCTTTGTTTGGCCCCGGCGGCAAACGGAAGATTAACTCAAAAGACCGATTAAATTTATCGGGGATAATGGGTAAGGTTTGGCGGCTTTCCTTAAAAACCGCCAGACAAAATGAAAACCAAATTAAGTCAGAAAGACAAGAAGTTTTATTTACACGACCCAGAGCCGGGGTTTTCTCCAGAGAGAAACAAGGCGATAGTAGATAAAACAATTAAAAAGTATGAGGCAATGAGGGCATTAAAAAGAAGATTATTTAATGACCAGTTGTTAGAAAGAACAGACGCAATTGCCTCTTATTTGACCAGCAACGAGGGAGCGCACAGGGAAAGGTCGCCTGAAAGGTATTTCGGCAAAAGGTATTTGGCATATTTAAGAGGAGAGGAAATAGTAGACGAGATACGGGAAAGGGTTAAATTTGCAAGACAAAGTGACATAGTTCAGTTACTGGATACCAAAAGAAAGGCGATTAGGCATGCCCAGAAAGAGGAAAACAATAAAGTTCAATAACGACATTCGATTGAACCTAGACGAACTTTGTCGGGCAGCAGGAATTGAGCCACGACAGAAGTTAATGATTAGAAGATACATGATTAAAAAAGGCTTTATTTACAAAGGAGGTGAACGTTAATATGTCAGATAATTTAGTAGGATTAGAAAAAACAACCCCATATTTGGCTTGGGGGGGAAAGATTAAGCCAAAAGAGATCGATCAGTATGTTCAGTATCATGTTTGCCACCCCGGAATTAGTGCGTCTGCGGTGGTCGCAGCGTGTGCTGGCACAGGAGTAACCGGAACGGTGGCTACGGCATATCTTGATTACCCCAGGACCTTAAGCTTTAAATATGTTGATGCCTCTGGGACCACAGCAATCTCAACAGCAACCGTAACCGGACATGACCAATTTAACCAATTGGTAACCGAAGAAATGGTCTTTACCCAACTAGGAACAGGAACCACTCAAGGAACTCAAGTCTTTGCTCATGTAGGAACAGTTACTTTTGCAGGAGCCAACAGAGCATCGGGAGATGATCAGGCAATTGGTTATGGCAACGCAGGCGGGACGGCAATGTTGGGGCTTCCTTGTAAAGTTGATTCTGCAGCAGACGTTATTTCTGTTAACTGGATCGACAACAGTACGGCAGCTAAACCAGGCACTTGTACGATTGATACAAACCAACACGCAGCCAAAATGGCGGTTGGAACCTTATCAGACCAGGACGATTATATTTTCTTAATCAGACCAACTTTCGACACCAACGATGACGAAAGCTGTAAGGGAGACAATATCAATGCGGACTATATTAGTTGAAATGTTTAGTTATTAAACATTTGCTTGGGTCGGGTAGCATAGTCTTTCTGGCATACCCGATCCAAAGAAAGACAGTAAATGAATCAAAATTTAGATAGCACCTTAACAACTAAATCGGAGAAGCTGGGAGGTTTACATTTAGGAACCGCCAAGGAGAACGGTAAACAATTCTGGTATGTAGGTAAGGAAACAGAGTTTGACGACCTAATGGCTGAAATCTTTAAGATGAAGCCCTACGAGACGTTTCTAAAGGGTACAGACATGGTTATAGTAGACGCTGGGGCATATATCGGGGACACCGCCTATGTTTTTAGCCCATACGCCAAAAAGGTTTATTCGATAGAACCTGACGAAAGAGCGTTTGAGTGCCTTAAAAGGAATATCGAAATACACAAGCTAGACAAGGTCATTCCCATAAACAAAGCTCTTTTAGGAAGAACAGGGGAGGCCTGTTTATATGCAACAGGAAATGAGACAACAGGAGCCTGTACTATTCCGTTCAGGCCCAATGCTTATGGTTGGAAGGTCGAGGGAATCTCTTTTGACGACTTGTGTGATCAGTATAAAATCGACCACATTGATTTATTAAAGGTTGATGTCGAGGGGTCAGAGTACGAATTGTTCAGATCAGAGGGTTTTGCCAAATGTGCGGACAAGATAGATACGATAGTTTTAGAGGCACACCCGTTTTTTATTCCGCCTAATAAGGGTGGGGTAATCTGGGAAATCCCTTATTTATTAAGAAAGTTTGGGTTTATTACTAAGGTTTTGCCACAGCCACTTGTTTACAATGTAAAAATGAGATTTACCGATGGCTCAACAAGGATGGTTCCAATGCAAATCTTTGTTGCCAGAAGGGAGCAAGAATGAAACCAGCAGTATTCTACACTTTAGCGGATGAGAAAAATATGGAGTATGCTCTAAAGATGCAGAACTCGCTTAAAAAGTTCCACCCAGACATACCACATATTATTTATTCGGATAAGGACTTTTGGTTTACAGAAGACCCCAAAAGACTTTACCGGATGTATGCGGTATTTGGAGAGGAGCTTTCCAAGCAATATGACTTGGTGATGCAGATTGATGCGGATAGTATCGTTACTGGAAGCCTAGATCATATAATTAACGATACTACCTACGAGATTGGTGGAGTCTTAAACAACAACACGATAGACCCACAAATTTCAATCTTTTGTATCCCACCAGAGTATTACATAAACGCAGGGTTCTTGGCTGTTAGAAGTCAAAGATTTTGGTCGTGGTGGAACAAATTAAACTACACGCCTTACTTTGACAACATGCAGTTTGTCGAACAGGATATGTTGAACTTAATCTTTCACTTGGGAGACTTGAAGACAAAAATATTCGACATGTCTGAGAACTGGCACGGACTAATACACAAAGGACTCTGGGGTCAGTTTGAGATGGAGGGAGACAACATAGTTCTTCCAGAGAACTTGGAACAGGAACACATAATGCGAGAAAAGAAATATATAAAGATAATCCATTGGGCAGGGGGAAATGTCCCAAAGCTGAATTATCAAATATCATTCAAACCAGAGGTAGTTAAAAGATTAAATTATTTAGTAGGAGATACAAAATGAAAGATAACCCAAAAGACCGCAGGTTAAGAATATTCTGGTCATCAAACGCACCCTGGGCAACATCGGGATATGGAGTACAGACTAAGGACATACTCTCAAGATTGGTCAAGGATGGCTGGCCGGTCGCTTGTAGCTGTTTCTATGGCCTTGAGGGGGCAGAAATCAACTACGATGGCATACATTGCTATCCCAAAATGGCGGCGATGTATGGAGATGACGCCTGTGTATATCATGCACAAGACTGGAGGGCCGATGTTACTTTTACTTTTCAAAACATTTGGCCGATGGATCCACAATTCTTTCCCAGAATGAAAAACTGGATTCCTTGGATTCCGGTAGAACACTATCCTTTAGAAGAACAGAGCTTAATTAGATTGAAGATGGCCAACCGGATAATCTCGTTGTCTAAATTCGGACACAAAACAATAGAGGAAGCTGGTTTGTTCAGCACCTTAATAGAGGAGGCAACCGACATAGACATCTTTAAACCGATGGACAAAATGGAGTGCCGGAAGATGTTGGGGATTCCAGAGGATGTATATTTGTTTGGAATGGTGGCTGCCAACAAAGACAACCCACCAAGAAAGGCATTTCAGCATGTTATGGACGCCCTGGTTCAGGTTAAAAAGACACACCCGGATAAAAGGATAGGGTTGTTCACTCACACATTGACCCAACAGCAGGGGGGATTCCCAATACACGAGTACGCAAAGTATCTTAAAATAGAGGCTGATTTGTGGTTTCCACCACCCTATCACATGATGTTCAAGTCTCCTCACCCTGTAATAGCAAAAATAATAAACACCTTTGATTGTCTGGTAAATCCAGCAACGGGCGAGGGGTTTGGGCTTCCTGTAATTGAAGCACAGGCTTGTGGTGTACCGGTGATTGTAAATGATTGGACAAGTATGCCTGAGTTGGTAACACCAGAGACTGGCCTAATCTGTAAGACAGGATATAAGAAGTGGTCGCCAATAGGGGGATATGCAGCAGAACCCGATTTAGGAAGTCTATATGACTCAATGGAAAGAATGTATGCAACTGGCAGGGAAAAGATGTCAGTCGCATGCAGGGATCATATAGTTAAAAATTACGATATTAACAAGAGAGTAACTGAGCAATGGGTACCCTTCTTAGAAGGATTGCAAAAGGAATTCTTAAAACAATGAAAGGGAGGTGAACTTTTATGGCAATGACAAAAAAAGCGGTCAATGACCATTTTTTACACTCATTTGGACAGATAGATGAGGCGGTTAGGTCAAGGACCGGGAATGACGGATTGATTGTCGGAGGAATCATGGAGGGAACAGCTACGGCAGTTGAACATGGAGACTTTGCGGCAATGCACTTTGACGCTAACCAAAACCTGATGGTCAATGTGGCCTCTGGAGAAATTATTGCCTCTTTGGGAACAATTGGGGTTGTTGAATCGGTGTCTAATCTGGCCGATGGAACAGTAGGTGTTGTGTCGTCTGTTTCTAATTTAGCAGCGGGAACAGTTAGTGCTGTTAACAATCTGGTTACAGGGACCGTGGCTGCAGTTACCTCGGTGACTAATTTGGTGGCCGGAACCGTATCTGCGGTAAACAACGTAGTTACTGGAACCTTGGCAACTCTTGGTACCGTTGGCGTACTGAACGCTGGTTCGGTGGTGGTTACTGCGGGGACAATAGGGGATTTAGATACGGTTGGGACTGTCGGAGTGGTTAATGCTGGTTCTGTGGTGGTAACACTCGGAACAACCATTGTTAACGCAGGGACGGTCCAGGTCAACCCAAAATCACCGACAGCAATCTTAATGGCAAGTGCCTTGGGAACAGCGGGTGGTTCGGCTTGGGGGACTTTAATTCCCGCAGTCGGATCAGGAACCGTTATTTATACCTCTGGGCTTGAAATGGTGGTTCATTCTGGAACGGTTGATTGTGTTTTATCTTATGGAACAGCCTTGACAGGAGAAGCGGTTTTAGCAAGAGGAAATTTTGCACAAAATGGTGGAATTATAAGAGATTTTTCTATTCCGATAGCGTCTACAGCCAACGCTGAATTGTGTTACGAACTGGCTGGTGCAGGGACTGTATTTTTTGCAGTTAATTACTGGAAGGCTTAATGCCTTGCTGGAGAGCCTTAATACAAAGGCTCTCATGGAGGACATTATGTTACCAAATTTAGAAATTGACAAAAGCAGGGGGGCAATTACGAGACCAGGAAAACTATATCAAAGTAATACTCTCTATCAAAAACATACTCTTTATTATGGGGCGCACCCAGACGAAGGATATTACCCAGGTGTTAGCGTTGTCTCGGTGTTGCCGGAGACCATGTTTGCTGATTCTGTAATACCAAACATGATGATAGAAAGGAATTAAATGGCGAATACAGGAACAACAGTTTACCCAGGAGCATTAGATAATTATACAAATGTCGGAACAGCTACTTATGAAGATGACGCTGGGTTCTCTCATGTTACCCTTCATAATCAGGTTCACGAGGCCATAGAAGCAATAGAGGCAACATTGGGAACGACAAGCGGAACTAATGCCTTTATAAAGAATACAGGGGGAACGATTACCAACGCAACTACAAATACGGCGTTGCTCATTGACCACAACGGAGCGACAGGGATTGCCTTAAACATAGATACAGAAAGTGCAACCTCGTCAGGCGGTGGAATGAAAATAGCCGCAGATGTCTTAACTACAGGAACGGGCTTATGGGTAACAACAGACTGTGAGACCTTCACTTCCGCAGACGGATTGGTAGAGCTTACAGTAGACAACACGAGTGCGAGTGGAAATGTAATGAGGATAAACCAAGACGGGACAGGCAACGGACTCTTTATTGACCAAGATGGGAATGGAAGGGCCTTAAGCATTGACTCCGAGGCTACTGACTCTTATGGAATTTTTTGTTCAGTGGATGCTTTGACGACAGGAATTGGATTATCAATTTCGTCTGGGGCAAACATTGATGCAACGGGAGCTCTTGCTAGTTTTAATTTGAGTGGAGGGTCTGCGGCGGGCAAGGTCATTGATGTTACCAACGCAGGGGTGGGGCCTGGCATTTATGTCGGACAAACGGGAGTTCTTGGGGCTGGAAAGCACGCAGTCCACATTTACTCCAATACTGCCAACCAAGGGGGGAACCTGCTCTGTGTAGACCAAGATAACGCAACCAATACTGCCGCACTTATTCAAATAAACAACGATGGTACGGGAGAATCTATCTTGGCTGAGTCTGGGGCGAAACTAACAGCCGTAGGAGTATGGACAGACGCACCTTCTTACAGGAAATATAAGGACAAAGAAGGGGAGCTAGAGAGTGTTTTAGAGAAAATCGAAGGGTTAGACGTTGATGTCTGGAAGTATAAAAACAAGGAAATAGACGGCAAGAACAGATACTTAGCAGACCAAACAAAACACTGCTCACCTTACCTTGATGACTTTTACAATGTCTTTGGGCTGGGAAGCGAAGATGGGGTCAACCCGATGGACTATGTCGGAGTTCTGTTCAATGCGGTTAAGGAGTTGACCAAGAGAGTTAAGGAATTAGAAAAATGACAATAGAAGATAAATTAAAGTCATTAGAAACCGAATACTCCCAAGCCATCCAGCAGGTAAACAACTGGACAGTCAAGAAGTTAAAACTTGAGGGAGCGATTGAGGTATTTCAAAGTTTATTACAAGAAAAGGAGGCCAATGATCATAAAAGCAGCAAATAACTTAACGACAGGAGCGCCTAAGACATATACCAGCGGGAGTATGGCTTCTGCGGTAACGGTAGTTCCCTGGAAAAACTCAGCAGCCTTTACCGCCTCATGGGCTATCCAATTAGGGGAAACAAAAGAGGAGCAGTCAGAGATAAGAGTTTTAGGAACATCCACCCCAGCGGGGACAGCGGGAACGGTAACAGAAGCCACCTCTTTCAGCCATCCGGCAGACACCCCAGTTTATGCTGTTAAGTTTGATAAGGTTATCTTTAAGTGTGCAACTGCAGGGACAGCAGGGACCGCCACCGCCATTACAGACGGGACAGTTTCTATTGATCCAAGTCAGGACTTCACCCAGTTTGACCACACGTCAGGATCAGCCTCGTATGCTTACAAGGCTTGTTATTATGCCTCGGTATTAGATCAGTCCAGCGCAGACTCGGATTGGATCACCCCTTCGGGGTTACAGTTATACAGCCAGGGGAATATCCGACAGAGAGTAAAAGACAAACTGACAGTTGATACCTATATAACTGACTCAATGATTAACGATTGGATCAATGAGTGGTTGGAAAGAATGACCAATGCTGCCATAGATGTTAATGAGGACTATGCTATCGGGACGGCAAATATCGCCTTCTCAGGAACGGCACAGGAGGGGACGATCACCTCGGAGGACTTCAAGCAAGTCAGGAGGGCATGGTATACGGAGGACGGGGTGGATGTTTATCAGATGACCAAGCAGGAAATGATAGGGTTCTCTCCAAGTGAGATGTTTAACTCAACCCACCCCTACTACTACATGAAGGGGGACAATATAATCGGGAGAAATCCGCATGACTCGTCAGGGACTATCCAGCTCTCTTACTACAAGCTAAATCCGGTATTAGACTCTGACGCTGACCTCTTACCTAACTCGATGAGGGGATATAGCAACTCATTCGTGCAGTGGGCCTTATCACAGGCTTATCGGAAAGACCACAAGATTAAAGAGGCGACTGAGTTGGAGTCACAGTGTGAGGCGGCACTATTCAGGTTCACCAAAGAGCTTACCCCTCGAAATAAGACAGGCCCTACCTATATCGATTTAGTAGAGGATACTGGCGAGAGTGATTTAGATATATTTTGGTAATATGGCAATTTATAGAGTAATGAACCTGGGGTCGCTGAACCTCAAAGTATCTCCATTTCTACACAAGGACGGGGATTTAATAAGGTGTGTTAATTTTGAAAAAGACCAAGTAGGGGCTTTGAAAAAACGACCCGGTTATGTTACTTATCTGGGGACAGCCAACGGATCAATCCCCCTAGACTTGTTTACCTGGCAGAAAGACGATGGGACGACCTTTTATAATTACAGAAATTCAGGGGGGAGACTTTACTACTCAACACAGGGAACAGGGGCATGGACTATTTGTGGCAATGGGACAGTAACCGCAGGCAAACATATCGGACATGCGGTACTCGAAAATACAATGATTGTGGGGCAGTCTGGCGGCACTACAAGGCACACAACCAGCGGAACCGCCTTTACAGACACCACCTCAGCCCCGGCAGAGGAATTTTTTGCTTCTAAGTTCAACAGAATATGGACTGGAGGGACGGCTTCTAATCTGTTCTACTGCACGGCCGGGACGGCGACAGACTGGACTACCGACAGCTCATCAATCACAGTCCCTGGTGCGGGAAGGATAAGCCAGGTGTTTGTCTGTAATGACAGGATCGTTACTCCTAAGAATTCAGGGATGATGTTTACTTATGATGACTACAACTTAAGGCAGGTTCCTACTGACATGGGGCCAAGTTCACCCTACTCTTTGGCCCAACGAGAGGATTACTGGTTTATGTTAAACAGGATGGGTTTCTTTGGCTACAATGGGGACAGGCCGACCATCATCTCCAACCCGATTGAAAAACAAATTTACAACGATGACAATACGGGAATAGCGGGGACATCTTTTGACTCAGCCCCAGGGGGGATATATAGATATGATTACTTCTGTGCGGTGGGGTCGGTAACAGACGACTTTACTGAGGAGACCGTACTCAACGCCATAATGAAATATGACTACCAACTGGATGAGTGGTCTAATTATTCCTTCGCCAACTTCCCGACCGCTTTTAATACTTATAAGGACGCCAATGGTGATGAGAAGTTTATCTTTGGGGCCTCCGGTGGGCAGTGCTATTCTTTTGGCGGGACAGCCTTAACAGACAATACAACTGCAATAGAGTGTGTCGCCGAGGGAGTTTTGACACTAGGCGTTCCGGAGTCAGACAAGTATTTCCATGAACTATGGGCTTTCTCGTCTCCTGGGTGTCAGGCCACACTACAGATAGCGATAACCGATAGTTTTAATCGCAAATCCTTAAGGTGGCAGAATGTGGGGAGTTTACTAAATGGATATGCACACTATGGTTTCCCGCCACAGTCTAGGGGAAAGTTGTTGTTCTGGCGGGTTTCTGAAATGAGCAAGGATGCTAGATTTAATTTTTATGGTTTCTCAATCGAGGCGGAGAATATAGAATGAAGGACTATTCGGATATAGGATTAGACCCTCGCTTGAAAAAAGCGAACGCAATCGGTTCCAAAGAAAGAGAGTGGCAGTCTGAATACTCTCAAGACGCCCATGTTGAAAAAGGGCCATATGCTAATCCTACGATGATAAGTCAGGGAACAATATCTACCACCCTCGGAGGAATTGTTGATTTTAAAGATGAGGGAGGAACAACCGTTTTTACCTATAATCCGGCAACTAGAGTTATTAGCATTACCGGCAACCTTTCTATATCAGGAACGGCCAATTTCGGGACGGCGGTTACTACGGGGACAATTAATGCCAGTTATGGGACAATAACCTCGGCCAGGTTTGGCACAATTAATGAAATAACCAGAGGAAGTGCCACTTGGATTAACGTGAGTGGGACGGCGGTTATTAATGAAATTTTAATGGCAAGCAATAATGATAATAAGATTAGGGAATTTTACGGACTAGGATTAGCTTTGGGAGACAATGTAGGAGTAAATGCGGTTAGGATTCAAAATTTTAATTTGTCCGACCTTGTTCAATTTAGTTCCAAGGGAGGGATAACCCTTGTTCCTCAATCATCGATTGGAACACCGGACGAGGGACAATTATATTATGACAGTGATGATAACAAGTTAAAATTTTGGAATGGGAGCGCTTGGGAGACAATTACATCGTCAGCCTAATTATTTGAATATGAAGCAATTTTTTGCTTCCTGAGTCATCCAGTCGGTAGTCCAAAGCTGAATACCTTGTGCTTTTTTCATGTTGTGACAGCGACCAACTGCATAGACATAAAAAATTGGAAGACAGAAAAAAACAAAAATTAAAAGAAAAACAAGAACAGTACCAAGAAGTTGATGAGTAATCTTTTTCACAAGACTATTATACAACAAGCAGTCAAGTAAAAGTATTGACAAAGTTATTAAAATTGTCTAAAATAGACCTACACGACAAATTGGCGTGCAGTGGTGCGAAAACAGAAGGCACTGGTCTATTTAAGACTTAGTGCTTTTTTTATTGGGAGGAAAATGGCAGCTGCCTATACAACCACAAATCCTGAAAAGACAGGGCAATACATTATTTATGAGGGAAAGAAATATGGGGTTCCAGATCCGCAAGCCTGGAGTCCATACTCCCAATTAAATGCTCAAACATGGGGTTCTCACACTTCTCCATATAGTTTAAGTCCAGAAGCCTTTGGTGCCTTAGAGGCGGGTGATTTCAGCACCCTCCCAACGGCAGAGGCATTACGACAGGCGAACGAGAGCTATTTTCAGAACCTTGCAAGAACAAGCGGAATGTCTTATGAGGGGGCAAGGGGGGCCGAGGCAGGGGGATCTTTAGGGGCCGGGGCAACGGGAGACTGGCAAAATACCCTCAAGCAGGCACAAAAACTATATAGCGAGGCAGTTGCACCTTATGCTCAACAGGTAAGGGCTGGGACATCAAGTATTAACGACTATTACAACCAACTCTTAAACAGAATCACCGGGGACGTTACCAATGTTAAATCAGCAGAATATGGCAAGAGGGGAATTCCACTTTCCTCTGGGGCATATGCAACTGATGTTCAGAGAACGACTGCGCCTTATGTAGAGTCGGCAACCCAACAGAAGACACAAGCATTACAGAACATTCTTGATTTAGCAGCACAGATTGAATCGGGTGCGTTGACTAGCGGGGCAAATGCGGGGTTAAGTATTTATGGGACACAGGTCGGCCAACAACAATCAGCGGCACAACTAGCCTTACAGCAACAACAGTTACAAGCACAAATTGAAAATAACAAAGCTCAGCTAGCCCTGGCACAACAACAGGCGACACCAGATTCTGGATACATGACACTTGGAGAGGGACAGGCCGTCTACGATCCGGCAACAGGACAGGTGCTTTATAAAAACCCAAATACTTATAAACCGAGCGATACCTCGGGGGGGGGCTGGGAATGAAAATACTCGACAATGGACAAGTAGAAATAAAAAATAAAAGAACGGGAGAAACTAGAATTGTCGCTCCAGCGGACCTTCCTTCTTATGGAATAAAATACACCGACTATGTAACTCAGGCAGAAGCACGACAAAGAATTCCCACAGAAGGAGGCGGCTCCTCAACGATTAACAACATGCTTCTACCAAGAGAACAAGGGCCAACAGCCACCCAAAAAAAAGTAGCTGGACTCACGAGTACCATAAATGTTCTTGAAAAAAACCTTGGGCAGGTTCAATTGAGGGGAGCCATTGCGGGAAAGTTTGGAAAAGGAATAGCCGCCCTGACGGGGGGCGGACTCGCAACACAAACGGCTGACTACGAAGCGTTAAGAAAAGGATTAATAGGGCCAGTGGCGAGAGCCATATCAGAGGAAGTTGGAGTATTAACCGACAGAGACATAAAAAGAGCTGAGGGTTTATTGCCAAAAGTAACCGATTCTCGAAAACTGGCACAAAACAAAATTAACAACCTTAGGGAATTAATTGATTTGAAATCTAAAGCAGGAGCGTTCTCGGGGAACAATATGGTTAGGATGTATGATCCAAGTGGAAAACTTTATGAAATAGACTCTTCCGAGGCAGAGGAAGCGTTAAAGAATGGGTGGAGGTATTAATGACGTGGGTGCCTAAATCAGCAAGATTAATTCAAGAAGACGAAACGCAAAGAGAGGGAATAAGCCCTATTGGCGCAATTGGTGGGATTCTTGGTGGAGCAGGAGGGTTTGTGGCCGGTGGCCCAATTGGTGCGGGGTTGGGGGCAACCGTTGGATATGGTGCCGGGGCCGTTTCTCAAGAGATGCTTCAAGATTTATTAGGAAAACAACAGGAACAACCAAAAGAACAACTTGAAAAAGTATTGCCACAAGCGGGAGTTGCTGGAGGAATAGGTTTGACCGCAGGAGCAGGGGTGGCGGGATTGCAAGAACTTCAAAAATTTTTTAAGACGGGCGGATTACAGGGGATTCGTACACAAAGGGCAATAGAGGATGGCCTTAAGGGAATAAAAATTCAGGGAGATAAAATTGCAAAAGCAGCAGAAAGAGCCGCCGAAAAAGCGCCGACCAGTTATCGCCAGTCTGCTATAAGACTAGCAAAAGAGGCTAGTAACAAATTCTCAGGAAAAAATATTTCTCCACTTGATGCCGTTGAGGAGAAGGCTGCTTCTTGGGAGGCGGGATATTCTGCCACGAGAGCGTCCAAGGGTGCAGCCGCATATATGGAAAGAGCAATCGGAAGCGAAATAAGAAGGCAAATTGGGGAACTATCTCCCAAAGTAGCCCAGATAGATAAAATCTATTCTACGCTATTTAAAGGACAAAAAATTGCCAAAGCGGGAATATGGAATGCCCTAAAAATATCGGCACTTGGTAGGTTTTTAGGACTCGGAGGAGGTTAACAATTCAACGACAGTAAGAATAATTGCAAGCAATATAACTATAAAAGCAAACATAACTATATTATAGACCCAATGTCAAATGAATATATCCCAACTAGCACAACAACTCTACACACAGGGTAAACAAGGACTTAACACCCTAGATCAGCGCAACAACGACTTTTACAAGAGACTGGCGAGTGGAGACCCCACCGCAGAACGTGAGTTTGCAAACGCAACCATGATACCGTTAACTATGGGTGTCGGCAGAGCGGCCCCATTTGTTAAAAATATTGCAAGGAAAGGTGTCTCTTATACGTTTGAGGACCTGGACACGGCAATCGGGATTATAAGGTCTAAATCAGCTCCTGTAAATGATTATCTTCAGGCGGCAAAAACAATTATGAGCGAGGCCAAAATGCAAATGACCCCCAAAGAGTTTGTGAAATACCAAAGGAAACCAATCGAGCAAATAATTAACAAGATACTTCCAAGGGTTAAAAATGAGGAGGTCGGAGAAGGTGTCATTGGGGCAATCAAGAGGATAAGGTTATGAAACCAACTCACGAAGTTAAAATTAGTGTATTGGAGGAAAGAGTAATGAATTTGATGACAGAAAACTCCAAAGAGCATCAGGAAATCATGGACAAGATTGACAAGGTTTGCCAGAAGCTCGAAGTGGCCTATGTTACCAAGTCTGAGTTTCACCCTGTGCAGAAATTAGTTTATGGAATTGTAGGCTTAATTGTTACCACGGTTTTCGTGGCAATACTCAAACTTATAATAAAATGAAACTAAATATTTTACCCTTAAACCAACGTGATTCGAGGTGGTCGAGCAAAAAACTCGGTACTTCCTCAGTAAACATTGGCGGTTATGGGTGTGTAATCACCTGTATCTCCATGCTTTGCACTTACTACGGCCATGAGGTTACTCCAGACCAGTTAAACCAAATGCTTATCAATGTCGGTGGCTTTGCCCAGACTAATTTGATGATATGGGAGAAATTGCACGACTTGTTTCCTGATATTAAATGGGACGGGAGAATAGACTGCCCCGATGTACCCGCCCCCCTTGAAACAATTGACTCCTACTTAAATAAATCAATGCCCGTTATTGTTTGTGTTGACTTTGACCCGAAGGAGGGGTTACAGCAACACTTCGTTTTAATAATAGGAAAAGAAAACAACGATTATTTTATAAATGATCCCTGGACTGGAGAAACCTACTTTTTTACCGCCAAATATGGCGACCCAGCCAAGGGTATTTATGGACTGAGGTTATATTCTGGCCCTGTAGTTATTGAGGAGGATAATTACAAGGTTGTTTACAAAGGCCAAACACTGGCAACTTATGAAACAAACCCGATTGATAAAATTGAAAACCTTGACAAAGAAGTTGAAAGCCTTAAAGAAACGGTATCTCAGGAAATTCAGAACAATGCGACTTTGCAGTCGGCACTCAGTTTACAGGAAAAAGATAATGCTGAGTTATTGGCAAATCTTAGAAAAGTCGAGAAAGAACGGGATGACATTAAAAGTTCGTTTAAAGAGGTTAAGGATTGGTGTCAGGATTTACTTAGTATAGATATATCTAGCATTGAGGAGGTTCGAGCCGTTTCGGGGGCATTACAAGACTTACAAAGTTACAAGCAAGAAGCCGTTGGTATATTATCTAAAATTATTGGAATTCTCGAATCATATGAAGATATATCATAAAATATGCAAATATTGTGGGATGTCTTTTTCTTCTAAAAACAAGGAAAGAGATTATTGCACAAGTGCTAATTGTAAAAGACTATCGAAGTGGAACAAAACAATGAAAAGACACGAGGAAACAAAAAAGTGTAAACATTGCGGTAAATTATTTAAGGCTGTATTTAAGAATAAGATTTATTGTTCAAATGAATGTTGTCAAGCTTCTTGGAAAATCAAAAAAATGGAAGATTATTCTTCGTTTTTAAGAATAAGGTTCGAGATTTTCAAAAGAGATGATTTTACTTGTCAGTATTGCGGAAGAAATGTTAAGGAAGATAAGGTCAAACTTGTTATAGACCATATTCACCCAAGAGCAAAAGATGGGGAGGATGTTTTTGAAAACTACATTGCTGCTTGTGAAGATTGCAATTTAGGGAAAGGGGATGTCTTATTGGAAAGAAGAAAGGAAAAAAATGGAACAAATGTATAAAGATTTGCCGAAGGCCATCCAGAAACGATTACAGAGGCTCACGGCCTCATTAAATACGTGCCAGGTCGATCTAAAAACCCTGCAAGACGAAAGTTCTTATGATATTCTCTGGAAATTTAGTAAATATTTTCTAGCAAAACGCAAATGAGCAAAAAAAAGAAGGGTTCTAAAAAAGGGGGAAAGGGTCAGGGCAAAAGACCCAAAGTGAGAAGTGAGAAATTTTCTTATAAAGGGTTAATGAAAGCGTTAGAAAAAGCAAAAAGAAAGGTGGTGAGAGCATGAGCAAAACAATAATTTTAGAATTTATCAAAGAGTTTTTGAGGATTGGGGTGGTGGCAATCATTCCTGTCTTGATTAGCCAACTTGAAAACAACAGCGTCAGTTTGGAGGCGTTGGTAATTGTTTTTGTGGTAGCAGTCTTAAAAGCGATTGACCGAGCAATCCACGAATACGGAAAAGAAATAGAAGACGAGAATTTAACAAAAGGAATTTTAAGGTTTTAATAAAAAAGCGGGCGATTTAACAACTCTTAAAGTAGTCAGATTGGCAATCTATCTCGCCCACTGCCAACATTATACCATATATTAGCAACAAACCATGTCAAAAGAAATACTTTTTATTGGCGGATACCCAGTGAAAGGTTGGCAGAAAATAGTGGAGGAGAGGCCCCCCACTCCCTTTCCAGCCCAGCTAAAAGACGGGGACGGGTTTTTTCCTCCTTATCTAAAAACAGAGTCGGGGTTCGAGGTACACCCCGAAAACAAAAATATTATTATTAGAGAACAATGTCAGAAAACGAGCTATTCCAGTTAGAAAGACTCTCTCAAGAGGGACACAATGTTGGCCCAGAGTTAGCACGGGAGACGGAGGATGCTTTTTCAAAGGCCGAAGAAGAAAGAAACCCCCTAGGTACAGAGATAACCAAAAACCAGTACCGAATGATTTGCGAGTCGCAGATAGGCTTGTGTCAAAACGAGATGGCGAGGATTGACCTTGCTATTTTAGAGTTGCACAAACAAAAGATAGAAATGTTATTAGGAGATGCCAAATGGAGAAACCTCCTTGAAGAAGGGGAAGAAGAAAGCGGAGTGAGAAAAAGGTTTTTTACAGACGGGGAGACAGTCTCGGTTAAAAGGGAAGAAAAAGGCGGGGTTGGGTTTTATAACAGGACATATCCTATCAAAGACAGTGGAACATGGCTTGAAGAAGCCAGAGCAAGAGAAAGAAAGAAAAAGTAGACTTGTACCCTTGAAATATTTGTAACAAAACAAGTCTTGCCCCTCGAATAAAAGGGTAGGAGAAGGAGGGGCCTTTAATGAAATGAAAGAGCTAGGAAGAATTATCATCAATGGGTCGGGTAAAGAAAGAACAGTGTACTCCCCTTATACCCCAGAAACCCCCCAAGAAAACATTATTGTATTCCCTGATAAGCGTGAGACGAGAATAGACTGGCGAAGAAATTTTGATAGAGTAATTGAAACCCAAAAACTTTTAAAAGAGGCAGACATTGGGCAAGAAGAAGCTACTGTAAAGGTAAATTTAGAATATCCTGACTTACCTATGCTTCTTGCCGTTGTTTCAGATGCTCATCTCTTTTCTAACCAGACAGACCATGAACTTTTAAGAAAACATTTAGACTTGGTATTAAGCCAACCCAATGTCAGGATGATTGATTTAGGGGATGATGTGGACATGGGAATTTGGGGAACTTTAATTTTTGAACAGGTTTTACCACCTTATATGGCAGGGTTTACGCTTAAAGATTTGGCAAGAGAACTAGACGACAGGCTTTTAACCATCGTGGGGGGGAACCATAACGATTGGATGAAAATATGCGGAACAGAATTTTACGATGCTTTTTTGAAAGAAGCCAAATGTCCAATAATGCCTGCCGGCGGACAAATTCATTTACAAGTAGGAAAACAGCAATATGAAGTCATTGCCAAGCATATGCACTGGGGACAAAGCAAATTAAATGCTACTAATGCAAGTAAAAGATTTATCCAGTTTGGTTATCCAGAGGCAGAGTGTGCTCTTTTAGGACATACCCACCAAGCCTCGATCGAACAATTTTACATGGGGGGAAAAGAAAGAATGGCCGTTGTCGGTGGAACTTATAAGTTGGACGACCAATGGGCTAAAAGAAGAGGGATAAACGACAGGGCAGAAAGAGGGGGCTTGGGGATATTGTTTTATCCGAAAGAACACAGGATGGTTCCTTTTCTGAAGTTGGAAGATGGAATAGAGTATTTGAATAAACTAATAGAACTTCAACAGTTTAGGGCTTGACAAAAAACGCCCCTACCTGTTAAGATAAGGGCGTATGAAAAATCCGTCTTCATTATACCACAACCACACAAGTTTTTCTTCTTTGTTTTGTTTTTCTCTTTTCTTTTATCCTTTTCTTTTCTCTTTTTGGGGAATGTAATTAATAACCAAGAGAGTATTTAGGAAGGTGTGGGTATAATATAGGGGGAGAGGGGTTTTAAAGGGGTGATATAGTTAATTATAGTTTGTTCTTAAATGACTTTAGAAGATAGTTTAATCAATGCAAGAAAAAGATGGGTGGAAGCCCGAAAGAAGAACGATTTAAAAATGATGTCTCTTTGGGAACGGGTAGGTAAATCAATTAAAAAACAAATAGAAGAAAGAATACAAAAACCATCCGAGGATTTATACGAAACGGCAAAAAATATTTTCGGCGGCAAACTTCAAAACTGAGGCCACTTACACCCCTTGACATTCTTTGACATATGTGGTAATATAGTAACCATGAATGACTTTTTAACACTCAAGGAGTTTGCAGAAATCTGCAACACCACCCCCCGGACAGTTAGGGACTGGATTAAAAGGGGAATTGTTACCAAACACCAGGTAATCCCTAGGGGAAAAATCCTTATTAGCAAAATGGACGTGCCTGCGTTCATAAGAAAGGAGATTAAATGACACCGTTAAGCTCAAAAGACCGCAAGAGGGCGGCCAAAATATTAGAAAAAGCCTTAGCCGAGATGACAAAAAGGGATCAAACACTTTACGATATGCTCTCCGATCTTTACAATATTATTGACCCCACTACCAGCGAGGAAATTCCCGTTGAGTATTGGAATGACGGGAGGAATTAACATGAACGACTTTGCAAACTCAATCGGGATAGAACCAGAAGACGAAGTAGTTATTAACGTCTTTGACGGAAGCGGAGAATTTGAAGGAGAGGTCTTTCTCTCGACCGATGGCAAGCACACGGTTAGATATAAGGCTAACACCGAGGAGGGAAGGAAAAACGGGGGAAAATGGGCAGTGTCGGTTTATAAGGGAATAGTTAATGCCTTCGGGACAAAAGCCCAAATGTGGGAGAAGACAATGACAAACGGAAAGACAGAAAAGAAAGCGGAAGAAACATTTAGGTGTGCAAAGTGCGGTGGTCCGGCTGTTTATAGGGAAGGAAAGACAGAAAAAGGAAAGGAATGGAGAGGGGTTTTCTGCAATGACAAGGAAGGTTGCGGAGAGGTAAGGTGGATAAGCAAATGATCGACTTTAACACTAAATGTGCTGACTGTGGAACCGAGATCAAATCAGGTGTAGCCAGCTATTCGTTCCACGCTTACGGTAGAGAATTGTGTTTTGCCTGCCAAGAAGCGGAAAAATCTAAATTGAAAGGTTATGGAGTTACGAATAGCGGTGGCCTTAATGGCCATCGAGGGGGTCTGGGCGGTCTTATTGATAATTAGTTATCACTTAAAGAAGCACACGCTCTGGGCCTCACCGATGGACATTAACGACATAAGAAGAACCTTTAAAAACGCAGAACAACTGGTAGCCAGCGTCTTAAAGGATTGTCCAGAGACAAGAGAGAATGACAAACTCTTAATCTTAAAAGTATGGGAGTTACAAGGATTAAAATTTACAAATGAACAAAAAACGCTATTTTTATCATGCTTCTCTCCCGAAACCATCAGGAGGGAAAGGCAAAAAATCCAAGAAGGGGGGCTTTTTAGGCCGAGCCGTTATAAACAGGCTGAAAGAAGCTTGTTTGAGATGGAGCATAGGGCGTTCCATCGGAAAGATAAAGAGGATTAAATTATGAAAACAAAAATAATAAAGAGGGACAAGTTTCTTAGAACAGGACTAAAAAGCGAGAACGGAAACATTAAGTGGAAAGTCGGTCAATGGAAGAAATTTAATGGCGAACTTAAAATGTGTGAGGCTGGTTTTCACTGTTCAGTTGAACCATACGATGCTTTTTCTTTCGTGCAAGGCGAATGGCTGACGGAAGTCGAGGTTAGGGGTGAAAGCATTAAAGACGAGAATAAACAGGTCTGGTCGGAAATGAGAATAGTTGAAAAGTATAAGTGGACAAAGGAAGATAGTGTTGGATTGGCTATTTATGCGGCTGAATTATGTTTGCCTAATTATGAAAAACAATATAAAGATAAATCTCCCAGGCTGGCCATAGAAGCTGCTAAAAAGTGGTTAAAGACTGGAAGTAAAAAAGGACTTTCAGCAGCACAGTCAGCAGCATGGTCAGCAGCACAGTCAGCACAGTCAGCAGCAGAGTTGGCAGCATGGTCGGCAGCAAGGTCGGCAGAGTTGGCAGCATGGTCGGCAGCAAGGTCGGCAGCAATCAAAAAAATACAAGCCTATTTTAGAAAAATAGTAAAGGAGAAACAAAATGCA